CAACTTGCGTAAGAATGTCACGGGTGTACTGTCTACCGGCAATAAGTACTTGGCCTGTCCAGAAGACTTCCTGTCGGTATACAGCCTTGCCATATACCCATACAACGCAACCACAGCCACCGGCACATCAGGCGCAAAAACTATTGTCGCGGCTAGTGCCACAGGGATTGCCGTTGGCCAGCAAGTAACTGGCACAAACCTTGGTACTAACGCTTTGGTGCGTAGTATCAGCGGGACTACGGTCACCTTAACTGTAGCCAATAGCGGCACGGTAAACGGTGCTGTAGTCTTTCAGGGTGACTACCTGTACCTCCTGAACAAGGATGTAAACTTTGTCCGTGAAGCGTATCCATTGAGCGCGGTGGCATCTGAGCCTAAGCACTATGCCATTTTTGGCCCACAGTCAGCCAATGTGAATGAGTTGTCGTTCATCCTTGGCCCTACGCCAAATGCCAACTACTACGCTGAACTGCACTACTATTACTATCCAGAGTCTATCTGCACCACCACAACCACATGGCTGGGTGATAACTTTGACTCTGCATTGCTGTACGGCACGCTGTGCGAGGCCGGAACATACATGAAGAGTGCACCGGAAGACGGTATGTACAAGACGTACCAAGAACGGTACGTTCAGGCTATTGCGCTTCTCAAGAACTTGGGTGACGGCAAACAACGTGCTGACGCTTACCGTGATGGTCAGATTAGGGTTCCTGTGGCATGAGTTACATCTTACAAACCCAAACAACCAGCTTCAAAACAGAGCTATATACGGCAGTCCACAACCTATCCACGGATACGTTAAAGATTGCCCTGTACACGGCCAATGCTGATTTAAACGAGGCAACCACTGTTTACACGACCACCGCAGAGGTGACGGGTACAGGATACGTTGCAGGCGGGGTGGCCTTGACTGGCGTAACCATTAACTCGTCTGGCTCTACGGCCTATGTAGACTTTGCCGATGTAGTGTTTAACGCATCAGTTACCGCTCGTTGTGCGTTGATTTACAACGTCACGCAGGGCAACAAATCCATTGCTGTGTTGGACTTTGGGTCTGACAAAACCTCTACCAATTTCACCATCACAATGCCTGCAAACACAGCAACGGCAGCATTGATTCGTTCTTCTAACTAAGGAGTCACCATGACTATTGAAAAAATGGCTGCCACCGACATGGTGCAAGCGTCCACCAAATACAACACAATGCCTGAAGACACAATGTCTATTCAAGGCCATTACACTGCTGTCTGCTATAGCGTAGACGGTTTTGTTAAATGGGCTGATGATATTGAGAACCTTGTAACTACAGTGGGCAAGAACTTTACACTGGACACCACGCTGGGTAACACCGCTGGCGGTGCAGTTGTCATGGGTCTTAAAGGTACAGGTACAGCCGCCGTGACTGACACTCAGGCTTCTCACCCCACATGGTTGGAAGTTGGTTTGGCTAACGCTCCTACATACTCAGGCAATCGTCCTACACCATCTTTTAGCGCAGCCTCTGCTGGTAGCAAGACCACATCTTCTGCGGTGTCGTTCTCCATCACGGGCACAGGCACTGTTGCAGGTTGTTTCATCAACATTGGTGGTAGTGCAACAAAAGACTCAACGACTGGCACATTGTTTTCCGCTGGAGACTTTTCTAGTTCTAAGTCTGTTGTGTCTGGCGACACTATTGCTGTTACTTACACTGCTACATTGACTTAACATGGCTGCTGGATGGGGCGACAATACCTACGGCGAATTTGGTTGGGGCGGTGTTACTGCCTACGAAGAGAGCGTCACTGAGTATTTAACTCCAGCTACAGCTTGGGGGGATGACACTTGGGGATCTAGTCCTTGGGGCGGCACAGTCCCCATGTTTGAAACTCAGACAGCCACAGTAGCGTTTGGGGCCTCAATTACTGAGACAGCGGCTATTACAGATAGTCAAACTGCGGTATCAGCCTATAACGAAACTGTTGCAGAAACCGCAGCTATTACAGACTCCAATACGGCAACAACGGCTTATACGAGTACGATTACCGATAGCTTTGCTATTTCCGTTACGGAGTCAGCCACAGCCAATTTTCCCGCGTCGGTTACAGAAACGGCAGAAACGTCAACAACCGAAAGCGTAGCGGCAACATTTGCCAAAGATATTACTGAGACTGCGGCTACATCTACAACAGAATCTGTTGCGGCTACGTTTGCCAAAGATATTACAGAAACTGCGGCATTAACAGATGCAAATACGGCTATTACGGCTTATACCACTACAGTAACAGATTCAGTAGAAACAAATACGGCTGAATCTGTACAGGTTGACTACACTGCTTCTGTTACAGAAACCAACCCAATCGTAACGGTTGAGGAGGCTGTAGCTATTTTTGTAGCCAGTGTGACAGAATCGGCAGCTATTGTAGAAGAACAGCTTGCTACCCTGATTATGACCATCACAGAAACGATGGCTACGTCTGACTCTACAACGGTTGGAACATACTACATAGAATTTATTGCAGAGCTTGCGGCTATCGCAGATAATCTACAGGGTGGCGCAAACTATCAAGTAAGTCGGTCAGAAACGGCGGCTATAACAGAAACAAACGGTGGGCGATATTTGTGGGAAATTATTGATGACACAGAGGTCGCAAACTGGCAAAATATCAGCAATCCACAAACACCGGGTTGGACGGCTGTAAACAATACAGAATCACCCGGTTGGACAGTAATTTCTACACAGTAGGAGCATTAAATGGCAAATACGGCACTAATCGGCCTCACGCTACCAGCCACGGGCACACTGTCCGGGCAGTGGGGCGACACAGTTAACAACGCTATCTCGCAGATTATTGACGTTGCTGTGGCTGGTACACAGACACTCTCTACTGATGCAGATATTACGCTGACCCTAACCACGGGTACTTATGCAAGTACAGGTCTGACGGCTAATAGCTCTCAGTACGCCATTTTGCTATGGACAGCGGGCGGTACGGCTACTCGCACAATTACAGTTCCATCAACATCTAAAACGTATGTGGTTATCAACAATACTACTAGCACCCAGTCAATCATCATTAAAGCAGCGACCGGCACGGGCGTTACTGTGGTGGCTGGTACTAGAGCTATCGTAGCTTGGGACGGCACTAACTATGTAAATGTGGGCGGTGGCTCTGCTGCTGGCTCTAACACGCAGGTTCAGTTTAACAGTTCTGGTGCTTTTGGTGCTTCTGCTAACCTAACATGGAACGGCACTAACTTAACGTCTACAGGTTTTAGCGGCCCACACAACGGTACTGTGGGTGCAACCACTCCTGCTTCTGGTGCGTTTACAACCTTATCGGCTACAACTGCACTTCCTAACACATCAGGCGGTACAGGACAAAACAGTGCGTTTACACAATATGGTGTAACTTATGCCGCTACTACAACCGCACTAGCAACCACAGCGGCGGGCACAGCAGGGTATGTATTAACTGCTAACTCTGGCGCGGCCCCCACTTTTCAAGCAATTCCAGCCGCTGGCACATCTCAAGCCAAAGCGACTATGATTTCATTTATTTTCGGATTCTAAGGAGCTATAAATGGCAAACCCCAATCTCTTAGCCGCGACCACAGCATCCGGCACAACTACGTACTACACACCCGGCGGTACATCCGCAGTGGTTCTTGTCCCTAACGCAGCTTCAAGCGGTCAGGTGTTTAAGATCAATCAGATCGTGGCGGCTAACGTAAACGGTTCTGCGGCTGTAGATTGCACAGTGGCTATCTATACCAACGGCGCAGTGGCTCAAGGCTCTGCTCCTTCTAGCGGTACGGCTTACCCTATTGTGTCTACAGTGTCTGTTCCTGCTGACGCTTCCTTGATTGTGGCAGATAAAACAACCGCCATCTATTTGATGGAAGGTTCATCAATTATTGTGACTTCGGGTACAGCCAGTGGTATTACATACACAATCAGTTACGAAGTTATTTCTTGATCGGGGCGACAGATGTCCAATCGCTATCAAGCCGGTATTATTACTGCTTCCTATAACGGGTTAAAAGTACCGAATGCACCTACCATTGGTACGGCAACTGCATCGGATGCAACCGCATCTGTGACTTTTACTGCCCCATCTGATATTGGTGGCAGCGCTATTACAGGCTATACAGTTACTTCTTCCCCAACTGGTATTACAGCGACTGGCACATCTTCTCCAATTACGGTAACAGGGTTATCAAACTTTACCGCCTACACATTTACTGTTACTGCAACCAATACTTACGGCACAAGTGTAGCAAGTGCGGCAAGCAATAGCGTCACTCCAGTGCCACCCTCTCAAGTTGCGTATACAACGCCCGGTACATATACATGGGTTGCTCCTACTAATTTAAATCCAGCAACTGTTTCTGTGGTGTGCGTTGGTGGTGGTGGCGGCGGTTATTACACAGGTGCTGGCGATGGGAATTACAGTGGCGCGTGTGGGGGTGGTGGTGGTCTTGGATACAAAAACAGCTACTCAGTCACAGCGGGTAATTCATACACCGTTGTTGTGGGTGCTGGGGCCATAATGTCAACCACTGGTACTGGTGTTACTAATGGTGGCGATAGTTATTTTGTAAGTACTAGCGTTGTCAAAGGTGGCGGTGGCGTTGGTGGTTCTAGCAATGGATACAACACCGGGTCTGGCGCAGGCGGAACTTATGTTGGCGATGGCGGCGGTAATGGCGGTCGAGGTGGAAATTCTGGAACTTTTAATTCGTCAAATTATTTCCCCGGAGGCGGAGGCGGCGCTGGTGGTTACGCTGGTAACGGTGGCGCTGGAGCAGATTCATCAAGCCCTTACGCAAGTGGTAACGCTGGTAGTGGCGGAGGTGGGGGCGGAGCCTCTTCTGGCTACGGCTCAATTGGTGGATACGGCGGTGGCGGTGTAGGTATTCTTGGACAAGGCTCTAACGGCGCTGGCGGCACTTCGCCTAGTGGCGGTGGAGGCGGCTCTGGAGGCGCGTCAGGTACTGGTTTTGTGTATCCAAATTACGCAAACGGCGGAGCAGGTGGCGCATACGGTGGCGGTGGCGGTGGTGGCAACCCATCTACAGGTAATGGTGGTACACACAACGGCGGTGTAGGCGGAGGCGGCGCGGTACGCATTATCTACTCGTTCTCCGGTACAACACGTTCATTCCCATCTACAAATACGGGGGACTTGTAATGCCTGTTTTTTCAGGATCATGGACATCAAGACAGCAGATGCAGGCTGTAGCGGCTGGCACTTGGACTGCGCCTCCCGGAGCGCCCACTATTGGAACTGCTTCCGTTTTAACAGATACTACAGCATCTGTTAGTTTTACAGCACCAAATTATACTGGAAATCCAGCAGGTGTGACTGGATACACAGTGACTTCAAGCCCCGGAGGTCTTACGGCTACAGGCTCTTCTTCGCCACTTACTGTTTCTGGCTTAACTACTGGCACTGCATATACATTTACTGTAACCGCAACAGGAGCAAGCGGTACTGGCCCAGCAAGTGCGGCATCAAATAGCGTAACTCCTTCTGCCCCAATTACCGTGGAATATTTGGTAGTAGCTGGTGGTGGCGGTGCTGGTGGAGATCGTGGCGGCGGCGGCGGTGCTGGTGGTTTTAGAACTGCGTCTGGGCTTAATGTTTACTTGTCTTCAAACTTTACTGTTACTGTTGGCGCTGGGGGTACAGGTGGCGCAGATTACTCTACCAAAGGGGCTAATGGCAGCAATTCAGTATTGTCCAGTATTACATCACTTGGTGGTGGCGGTGGCGGTGCGGGTAGTGGCGGTCAACAACAAGGACTGGATGGAGGTTCTGGCGGCGGGACATCAGGTAATTCAGGCACTCAATTGGCTGGTGGTTTAGGTACTTCTGGTCAAGGTAGTAACGGCGGCTCTGGGCTTGCTGGGGCTAACTATTCCAGCGGTGGTGGTGGAGGTGCTTCTGCGGCGGGTGTCAACGCAGTTAATGGTCAATCTGGCAATGGTGGAAACGGTTCGTCTTCAAGCTTAAGTGGATCAACCGTGACTTATGCGGGCGGCGGCGGTGCTGGCGCTAGTACCCAAGGTGCAGCACGAGGTTTTGGCGGCACTGGTGGCGGCGGTGACGGCGGAACTGGCAATAGTTCAATACAAGGAACTAATGGCGGCACAAATACTGGTGGCGGTGGCGGTGGTAATGGTAATTCTGGCGCATATAATTTTGGTCAAAACGGTGGCTCCGGAATTGTTATTATGAAATATTCCGCTTCATACACGGCCACAATTGGCGGCGGCTTAACCGCATCAACTTCATCCGCAGGCGGTTTTAAAACAACAATATTCACCGCTGGTACGGGTAACGTTTCTTTGGCGTAAAGGATAAACATGGCACATTACGCATTCTTAGATTCAAACAACATTGTTACCGAAGTTATCGTTGGTAAAAACGAAGGCGAAGAAGGCATTGACTGGGAGCAGTACTACGGCAACTTTCGCGGTCAAACGTGTAAACGCACAAGTTATAACGGAAACATCCGTAAAAATTACGCAGGGATTGGTTACACATATGATGCACGCCGCGATGCGTTTATTCCACCCAGACCATATGCTTCTTGGAGTTTAAACGAGACAACGTGTCTGTGGGATGCTCCTACACCAATGCCAAGAAACGATAAACAATACCTCTGGCATGAGCCAGCACAATTATGGGTTGAGGTAGTAAATGTCTAAACAATATCCCGGTGGAATAATTAGTAAAACCGCACCTGTACCATCAGGCCCATACTCAAACAGCACTGCACCGGGCATCTGGACGCTTGAGCAACAGGCCGCTTATGCAAAACAAGGCCAATGGCCAACGCAGGGTAACGTCAACCCCAGTGCGTTTATTGAGAATCTGTTTCAAAGTTGGTTGTACACAGGTAATGGCGGAACGCAAACAATTACCAATGGTATTGACTTATCTACCCAAGGTGGAATGGTTTGGATTAAAAACAGGGATACCGGCAATAATCATATTTTGCAACATACGCCGGGTTATGGATTTAACTCAAACACTACGACAAGTTACCAGACTTTAAGTGCTGTTCCTTCTGCGTGGACTACAACAGGGTTTACAAACACTTACGGTGGCGGAGAGAATAATTCTTCCAATGAAAAATACGTATCTTGGACTTTTCGGAAACAGCCAAAATTTTTTGATGTTGTGACATTTTCTGGTACGGGGTCTGCTCAATCAATTGCCCATAATCTTGGGGCTGTACCGGGCTGTATTATTGTTAAACGATTAAACGCCAGTGGTTTCGATTGGATTGTTTATCATAGAAGCATTGGAAACAACAATAGACTATTGCTTAATGATTCCGTCCCTTCGGGTTCAGGGACATCATTTTGGAATGACACCACACCAACCAGTACCGTATTTACGGTTGGGTCAAATGTCAATGTTAACGCCTCTGGCGGTACATACGTAGCCTACCTATTTGCCCATGACGCAGGAGGTTTTGGCCTAACTGGTACAGACAATGTGATTTCGTGTGGGTCTTATACAGGTACAGGGTCAAATCCAAATTCCATCACATTGGGGTACGAACCGCAATGGATTTTGCTTAAAAAGTCCTCTGATACAGCTAACTGGTACATTTTTGACAATATGCGTGGAATGCCTGTTGGCTCTGCTGACGCATATTTATTCGCAAATTCTTCTGATGCGGAAAGTAGTACGGATGCAATTAGCCCCACAGCAACTGGATTTGATGTGGTTGCAACAACTGGTGCGTTTAATCAATCGGGTCAGTCCTACATCTACATTGCCATCCGCCGTGGCCCAATGGCTGTGCCTACGCTGGGCACGAGCGTTTATGAAAATACAGCATATACAGGAAATGGTGCTTCCGAGCGTAAAATTGGTTCATCAGTTTTAACGGATTTATTATTACTATCCAACACAAATGCAAATGCAGATGGTTGGTCGATTTATGCTCAGTATATTTTTGATAGGTTAAGAGGTCAAAATCTTTCTTTACAAACATCTCTTGCTACTTCTGAAACTACTGGTTGGACTACTTATTTTAATCTTGATATGAATACGGGTTGGGATACTGGCAATACTACTGACCAAGGATATTTAAATAAATCTATCTCTACATATGTATCAAATGTATTCAGACGAGCCCCATCTTTTATGGATGTGGTTTGCTATACAGGGACGGGTTCTGCTACAACACAAACCCATAACTTAACTGTTGTGCCTGAGATGATGATTGTGAAGCGCAGGAGCAGTGCTGGTTCTGATTGGTGGGTGTACAACGCAAATTTAGGCAACACCAAGGCGTTGAGATTTACAACTGAATCAGCATTCACTTTGCTAAATATTTGGAACAACACTACGCCAACATCTTCTGTATTTACTATTGGAGCGGATAGCGCAGTTAACGGTAGTAGTTCAACCTATGTCAACTATCTTTTTGCCTCCTTGCCCGGAGTCAGTAAAGTTGGTTCATACACAGGCACAGGCGCAACACAGGTAATTAACTGCGGCTTCACATCAGGCGCAAGGTTTGTACTCATCAAGCGTTCCGACTCTACAGGAGATTGGTATGTTTGGAACTCTGCCAGTGGCATTGTGGCGGGCAACGACCCCTACATCCTGCTCAACAGCGCGGCGGCTGAAGTTACTGGAACGGACTATATTGATACTGCCTCATCAGGTTTTGAGATTTCATCTACAGCGCCAGCGGCTATCAACGCTAACGGTGGCACATTCATCTTTTTGGCAATCGCATAAGGAATAATCATGGAAATACGTGTAAGAGACACCGGCGCAGTTATGTATGAGGACGAGTTCCGCAGACTGCATACTGGCTTGGGCTTGCCCAAGGTTTTAACTGAAGCTAATTTAAACGACTGGGGTGCAGACATTGTGTTTGAAGGCCCACAAGCTTCAGGCGGTACAGTCTATCAATACAGCCAACGCTCTGGCGTTGAGCAACTTGAAGGCAAGTGGTACACAAAATATATTCTTGGCCCAGTGTTCACAGATGGTGAAACTACAGCCGCTGAACAGGAAACTGCTTATAAGGCAATGAAGGACGCAGAGCAAGCCGCAAATGTACGTAGATCACGTACAGAAAAGCTCAAGGACTGCGACTGGACACAGATTGCCGACAGCACTGCGGATAAAACTGCATGGGCTACATACCGCCAAGCACTGCGTGACATCACTACGGCAAGCGGTTTCCCTTGGACAATCACTTGGCCTGAGACACCCTAATCATGTGGGACTGGGCTGAAGCACTTATTGCCGCAGCCTGCCTTGTGGCCCTTGTCATCTTTGGCACGTATATGATTGCATGGAGTGTGGTGTGATAAATGCGTTGGCTAATACTGTTACTGCTGTTAGGGCTAGTTGGAGCCGTAGCCAAGAGTGGATGCCATGTGCGCGAGTTTTGGTCAATTGCTTGGACAATCCACAATCCGTCCGAGCGCCATCAGCAGATGTCTATATGGCTAACAAACAATGCATCACACTGTCGATCTCAAGACTATGTGGTGTTGTGGAACAATTTGTCAGAGTGGGCTGGCGCGGCGGATTCCGCCGAGCTTAGAACTAAAGTAATTCACGGATACAAAGATGCACTTGAACGGGAAAAGAAATGATTCCGCCAATACACAAATGGTATCCAATGGTTCAGCCGGGAGGCGATCCAACTAAGACAGATGCGCTGGAACGCAGAACGCAACGGCTTGAGGAAGAATATAAGCAAGCCTTAAAGATGAAGAAGGTGAAGGACAAGATTGATGATCTTGAGTTTGAGTTGTATGTAAAGAAGGCGGAACGCAACCAACTTAGCCTTGAGATTTTTACTAACCGTAAGCTGGATATTTATGTATGACCAGAAAGCCGATACCCAGACCAGTAAAGAAAGTGTCAATGGACACCAAGGACAAGCTGACCCTGTGGGTCACACTCATGGTAAGCACGACCCTGTGCATCTCTGTATTGGCTATGGTAATCAGCTTCATGTTAGGTTTGTGGGCCAAGGAAGTGGACAACGCAGAAATATTCAAGATGATTTCACCCGCTTTTTCTACTCTTATCGGCGGCATGATTGGGTTCCTGTCTGGTATCAAACTCATGCAGAATGATGAGAAATCTAAATCTTGTAAGGATTAACTATGTTTGACATATTAAGTGGCGGTATTCTAGGTTCGGTGTTTGGCGGCCTGTTTCGTATGGCCCCAGAGGTGCTGAAGTTCTTTGACAAGAAAAATGAGCGTTTACACGAGCTTGCTATGTTTAAACATCAGTGTGACTTGGAGGCCCAGCGTGGGGCGCAAAAGTTGGCTGAGATTGGCGCACAGCGGGAAGCAGCCATTGACGTGGGTGTAATGGATGCGTTTAACAACGCCATCACTCAGCAAGCTGAAATGGTCAAAGCCGCTGGCGGTTGGGTCGCATCTTTATCTGCGTCTGTCCGTCCAGTGGTTACATACTGGGTTTTGTTTGTCTGGTCATTTATTCACGTATGGTTTGCATGGAACGCATGGCTTGCCGGAGCGCCAGCCACTGAAGTGTTTAAAACCATGATGACACCTGACTTCTCAGCGTTGCTGTCTGGGACAATTAACTATTGGTTTCTTGATCGTACTTTAAAGCAAAGGGGTATTTAAATGGCACACACTACTACTTGTTTAGTTCACGAAGACGGCCCATGCACCTGTGGGTTTGAAGAGATTCTAGAAGAAGAAGCCGCAGAGATTGCTGCTGAACATCTAAACGAAGAATGAACCTAGAGTTAGCCGCCGCTTTGTGCCGTCAGTTTGAGGGCTACCGCGCCAAGCCGTATTTATGTCCGGCAGGTGTAGCCACGATTGGCTATGGCTCTACCTACTACGCAGACAAACGTAAGGTGACATTAGAAGACCCGCCAATGGATGAACCCACGGCAAGGGCGCTTTTAATGATTGAGCTTGAGCATACGTACCTACCGGGTGTTCTACGTAACTGCCCCGGCTTAATTACAGACGTTCGCAAGTGCAATGCCATCGTAGACTTTGCCTACAATTTGGGCACAGGACGCTTGCAAACATCCACGTTAAAGAGGAAAATCAATGCCAATGATTGGGAAGGGGCAAAGGAACAACTGATGCTCTGGACTAAAGGTGGCGGTAAGGTACTGCCGGGTCTGTTTAAACGCCGCACGGCTGAGTGCGCTTTGTTGGATTAAGCGATGGCACTTAAGAAACTTGTACTGAAGCCGGGAGTTAACCGGGAGAACACCCGTTATACCAACGAGAATGGCTGGTATGAATCCGACAAGGTACGGTTTCGCCAAGGCACACCTGAAAAGATTGGTGGCTGGGCACGTATCTCTGTGTCTACATTCCAAGGTTTATGCCGGTCGCTTTGGAACTGGATTACTCTTGAGAACTTAAACTTAATCGGAGTTGGTACTAACTTAAAGTTTTATCTTGAGTTAGGTGGAAATTACAACGACATAACGCCTATCCGGGCCTCAGCCATTCTGAGTAACCCGTTTAAAACAACCAACTTAAGCACAACAGTTACTGTTACAGATACAGCCCACGGTGCAATCACTAACGACTTTGTTACGTTTAGCAACGCAGCCCCTGTTGGTGGACTGGATTTAAACGGTGAATATTCTATTACTTATGTTGATGCTGACACTTACACCATCGTAGCTTCTACAGCAGCAACTTCAACTGTGGCGGCTGGTGGCGGTACGACTGTTAATGCTAGTTATCAGATTAACGTAGGCAATCCCTACGAGATTCCACTATCTGGCTGGGGTGCTGGCGCATGGGGCGCGGGAACTTGGGGATTTGGCGGCACATCTACATCTGCTTTACGTCTGTGGAGCCAGAATAACTTTGGTGAAGACTTGGTTTATGGCTACCGAGGTGGCCCGATCTATTATTGGGACGCTTCCTTTGGGGTAGAGCCTTCTCTTATTACAATCACCATCGCCTCACCGGGGGTTGTTACCGCCACTTTTAGCCTGCCTAATGGGACTCCGGTAATGTTGACAAACAGTGGCTACCCCGCCGCTTTACCAACCGGATTAACCCCCGGCACGATTTATTACGTTATTAACTCTAGCGGTAATACGTTTAACTTAGCAGCTACTGCGGGTGGGTCGGCTATTACTACAACCGGAACTCAGTCTGGTAATCACTACATCATGCCCAATGGTGTAAACCTTACAAGTTTGGCCGGGTCTTCTGACGCTCCAATCATTCAGAACTACATTTATGTTTCTGATGTCAGCCGGTTTGTATTTGCGTTTGGTTGCAATGACTACGGTTCTACAGTGCAAAACCCCATGTTGATTCGCTGGTCAGATCAAGAGTCTTTGACTAACTGGACACCAGCCGCAACCAATCAGGCCGGTAGCGTTACCTTGTCGCACGGCTCTAGCATCATTACAGCCATCCAAACACGTCAAGAGATCTTGGTGTGGACTGACTCAGCGATCTATTCCTTACAGTACATTGGCCCGCCAGTGGTTTGGTCAAGTCAATTGATGGGTGACAACATCTCTATTCTGGGACAGAACGCAGCGGCTCAAGCTTCTGGCGTGGTGTACTGGATGGGCGTGGATAAGTTCTATCTGTACGATGGACGCTTGCAGACCCTTAGTTGCGATCTGCGTCGGTATATTTATCAGGACATTAACCTCAATCAAAACCAGCAAGTGTTTGCTAGTACCAATGAGGGCTTTAACGAAGTCTGGTGGTTCTATTGCGCTGCTGGCAGTCTTACCGCCAATCGCTATGTGGTGTACAACTACCTTGAGAAAGTTTGGTACTACGGCACAATGGAAAGAACCGCATGGCTTGATTCTGGCTTAAGGGATTACCCTATTGCTGCTACATATAGCTACAACTTGGTAAACCAAGAATATGGTTTAGATGACAACACATCAGGAACGCCCGCAGGTATTGAAGCTTACATCTCATCCGCTGAGTTTGATATTGATGATGGTGATAGATTTGGCTTTGTCTGGAGAATGCTGCCTGACTTGACGTTCTCAGGCTCCGATGCATCTCCTACACCAGAGGTTGTTTACACGCTGTATCCAATGCAGAACTCAGGCTCTGGCACGGGAACTCCTGCCACGGCTAATGTAGATAAACTGACGGGCGCTCAGTACACAGTGACTGAAGGCTTTACAGGCCAGATCAATACACGGGTGCGTGGCCGTCAGCTTATTTTGAAGGTCGGCTCTTCTAACCTTGGAACCACATGGCAATTAGGCTCTACTCGTATTGACATCAGACCGGATGGCAGACGATGAGCTTCATCATTACATCTCAGTTTGAGTTAAACAAGGTAGCCGCACCTAACATGCCGCTCCCTCCAGAGGACTACAACCGTCAGTATTTTGACCAGATGCTGAACATCCTGCGTCTGTACTTCAACAGGATTGACGCTTTAAACACGCAGTTGACTGCTTCTGGCGTAGTGCCTCCTTTGACTAACTACACTGTGGCCACGCTGCCCAGCGCAGCTACGTCAGGTAAAGGAGCAAGGTCTTTTGTAACAGATGCTTTAGCTCCAACATTTGGAGCAACCGTGGTGACTGGCGGGGCGGTAGCTGTGCCTGTATATTCTGACGGAACAAATTGGAAGGTCGGATAATGGCTGTCTCTAACGCAGATATTCTAAATTTCTTAAATGCCAACCCCGGCATGAGTGATGCTGGGATTGCTGCTGCAATGCAACAGTATGGCGTTTCTCCTGCACAAATGGCACAAGCCACAGGCACTAATGTGGCAGAGGTTACTGCTAGGTATGAGGCGGCAATTGCTCCACCACCAGTTACAACTGTAGCAGACTTATACAGAGAAGTTCTTGGCCGTGAGCCTGATCCAGAAGGTTTGGCTTTTTGGTCACAAGGATTTGGCGACAAAGTTGATGCAGCAGAAAAGGCAAGTTTTCTACAAGCTGCAAGCGCTGAATTGGCAAACCGCCCAGTAGCTGAACAAAAAGTTCTTGCGCCTAATTTTGACAGCGTGGCTGAAGCCCAAAAAGCTGCGGCTGCGGCGCAAGCTCAGGCTGAAGCTGCATGGGCTAGGCAGCAAGCAGAAAATGAAAGAGCATGGGCCGCACAGCAAGCTGAGAATGAGCGCCAGTGGGTTGCTCAACAAGCTGCCGCCCAAGCGCAGGCCGAGGCCCAAGCCAGAGCACAAGCTGACGCACAAGCGGCTGCTGCAAAACAACAAGCCGATGCCCAAGCGAAAGCGCAAGCGGATGCGGCAAAAGCAGCCACGCAACCTACTGGAATTGCTTCTTTACCAGCCGCTACAACACCTAAAGTTACTAATGCTGACATTGCAGGATGGTTTAACGCTAATCCAAATGCTGATGCCGCTTTGATTAGTAAAACTATGAAAGAGGCTGGTGTAAGCGGGGATCAGGTATCTCAAGCTTTAGTCGGTAACAAAGAAGCTGCCCAACAGTACCTTACCGCACAGATTCTTTCTCAAGGCACAACAGACAAGTGGAAAGGTGAAGGTAAAGGTTCTGCTGAAAAGAACGCAGCCGACATGGCCAAGATCATGGCTGACACTGGTATTACCGACATTAAACAGTTTGGTAACGTTCCAGTTTTAGCGCAAGTAGACGTACTTGGTCAAACATACAATGGTCAATATGTTGGCACACAATACAATGAAGACGGCACAACCACCAAAGTAATTAGCGTCCCTTCAGGGCAATATGACTCAGAAGGCAATGAATACTATAAAGCAGTAGAAGTTCCTAAAGATGCCAAACTTCAAACACTTTATGGAATGTCTGATGGTGGCGAGGGCACTATCTATGTTGACCCATCAAAAGTAAAAATAGTAGACGGAAAAGCTGTAGCAGACACAGGGCAAACCACATTTGGCAATAAAGCAACAGGTCAAGCCGTTGCCAATACCTATAGCGAACGCCAGACAGGCAATGCGTTTGGTGGCACATTTGATGGCAAGGGCAACACAGGTTACCGAGTGCAATTTGGAGCAGATGGCTCTCCTATTTTCTATACAACGCAATCAACGTCTAATGATCTTGCAATCTTAATGCAAGAGCTAGGGCCAATTGGTCAGATTGCTATAGCTGTAGCTACAGGTGGTTTGTCTCTCCCGCAACAAATTGCAGCCAACATGGCTATAAGCGTTTTAAGCGGTAACGACATTGGTAGTGCAATTAAGAATGCCGCAGTTAGCTATGTAGGCGCACAAATTCCCGGCATGGACTTTATGAAAGATGGCTCATCTTTTATTAAAGACCTTGGTTTGTCGGCTGACCTTACCAACACCTTAACCAATTCTTTTAATAAAGCAACGGTAGCAGGGGCTACAGCCGTATTAACTGGCAATAACATTGGAGATGCGGTACTTGCAGGTGCAACATCTGGTGGTTTAAACGGTGTAGTTAACACGGTGCTAGGCAATATTGACGGGTTTGCAGACCTATCCGGCACTAATAAAAACCTTGTGGCTAACGCTGTAACGGGTGCATTATCAGGTCAAACATTAAATCAAATAGCAATTAGTTCAGCCATTGCCGCTGGTAATGCCGCTGTTACTGATGCTAATGGTGGAAATAAAACTCTTGAGACGCAGTTGCAAAATGCTGGGTTGGTCAATCAAAACAACAATACAAACATCCAGACTTTGTTGGATGACATGCTTACCGTAGATGCTTCAGGCGCTAGAGACATTAACGCTGCCGCAGCATTTGCAACAGATCAAGGCTACAACAGGTTTACGTTTGACGGCAAAACTTACACGTTAGACAACAACAACGCTGCGGCAAATATTGCCAATTTAGAAAACATTGTTAGACAAGAAACCGCAGCTACTAATTTGGCAACCACAAATGCTAATTTGGCGGGTGGTGAGTTTGCCGGTATTGACGCTCAAATTGCTGCTAACGCCAAGGCAAATAATACGGTTATTGGTAACACTGAAGCCAACGACTTAACAGAAGCTCAAGCTCTAGCCAAAATGCGTAACCCCACTGGTACATCTTTTACCTTTGGTGGTCAGACCTACACTATGGGTGTAGATAACGCCGCTGTAAACGCATCATTAGCAGCCACACAACGTGCAACTGCGCTTCAAGATATTGCAGGCGCAAAAACCTTTAACGATGCGTATGCGTCTGCTCGTGAGGTGCTTGGCCCTAATCAAACGTTTACATGGAATGGCAAGCAGTACAGCACCGCCACGGCAGCGGAGCGTCCTGACCTAAACGTGTCAGCAATTGATGCTTTAAACGCTAAGAATCTTGCCACTAACACAACGGCATCAAGCACAGTAGCTGCACAGAACGACACCGCTGCCCGCGCTCTTGCTGCGACAAATACTGCGGCACTAACATCTGCTAATAATGTATTGGCCTCTAACACAGGTGGTAATTCTTACTTTGGCAATGACACGTCAGCATTTGATGCTATGGGTAACGTGCAACTTGGCGATCAGGGCGCTGGCACTCCCAACACATTGCTTGGCAAGATTGTAGATAAAGGCTCCACTCTTACCGGCAACATCATTAAACAAGGTTTGTCTAATTTGGCTCAAGCCGGTGGTCAAACTTTAGAGTTTATTGGTGGCACTGGCGCAGCACTTGGCATTACCAAATACGACAACGCACTAACTAACGCAGGCCAAGCTACCACCAAGATGGGTGAGACGCTTCAGTTGGCATCTGTCAATGAAGCTAACCAAAACGTTATCAATGCCATTAACAACGCAGATGGTTTAGGCGCAAAGATTTGGGAAGGCGCTAAGGCAATTATTGCTAATCCTTTAGCTGCCAACTTGGCAGTCATTGAGGCCTTGCAAGAGATCATGCCTTTGGGCGCAGCTTCCAAAGTCTTTAAGATGGCAGGCAAATGGGCTGCTATTGGCACAGACATGGCTTTAAACGCTATGGAGTCTGGCGGAGCAGCGTACAACGAGAAATACCAAGCAGCTATTAAGGCTGGCAAGACACCCGAACAAGCTGATGCAGAAGGAACTAAAGCGTTTGCTGTTGCCAGCGCCGTAACTGCGGCCACCGCTGGTATTGTGGATACTGCTTTGATTGGCAAAATCACGGGAGCAGTGGAGAAGGCCGCCACAAAGATTGGTACAAACACAGCCAAAGAGAGCGGTTCAGAGTTTGCTGAAGAGTTCATGACCTCGGCAATTACTGACTTGGTTCTTACGGGTAAGGTGGATTTAAACAAAGCGTTGACGCAAGGTGTTGTTGGTGGTTTTGTTGCCGGTAAAACCACTGCCAGTATTGATGCAGCCAATAACGTCAATACAACCATTTCTGATGTTCAAAGCACGTTTACACAAGAACTAAACAATTCAGGAATAAAGTCCTCCAATAACAGTGGACAGATTAGCTCGTTTGTAGACACAACCAATGGCAAGCCAATCATTCAAACAGATGTTATTAGCGACTTGACTGCATCCGGTTTAACCGACACAAGTCAAGCCTCTACATTGGCTGATCTGGGTATTACTGAAGTATCTTCCGGCACAACAGGTAATGTTGGGGCTACAACTGACGCAACTACAGGAGCTACAACTGGAGCCACCACCGGGGCAACTACTGGGGCAAATGTTGGGGCAACTGGAGCAAATGTTGCCACAACGGCTGACACTGGCGTAAAGACTGGGGTTTCTGGGGCAACTGGGGCAAACACTCAAGCCAACACTGGCGTTGTAATTGCCACAGACACGTCTACAGGCACTGCGTTAATTATGGATGGATCTGGCAAGGCTCAGGTGGTTAGCATCACAGGAAGCGCCACACCCGGATCTGAAGTTACCCTAACTACCAACTCCTCAGGCGCTATTACCGCCGCGCCAGTTACCACAACCGGAGCAACAACTGGTACAACTACGGGAGCCACCACCGGAACAACGACTGGGGCAACTACAGGCGCTGCCACTACAACTGGAGCGAACACGGGCGCAAACACAGGAGCTTCTACAAGCACCACGACCGGAGCCAATACTGGTGCAAATACAGCTACAAGCACGGCCACAAACGCGGCTACTGCGGCAAATACTGCGGCCAATACAGCCACTACTGCGGCTACTAACACTGCGGCTAACGTCAGTACAAACAACAATACTGCGGCTGCAACTAATGCTGCTACGGCCACAAATGCGGCAACTGCGGCAAATACTGCCGCTAATGTAGCCACCAATGCTGCGACCAACACCAACTCTAACGCTGCTACCAATGCGGCTGTAGATGCCAACACCGCTGCAAATGTTGCGACTAATGCTGCTGTAAACGCTAATACAAACGTTAACAGCAACACAAACACCAATACAAACACTAACGCAAATACAAACGTTAACAGTAACGTTAATACCAATGTTAATCCAAACGTTAACACTAACGTCAACACGAACGTTAATCCTAACGTCAATGTAAACCCCAACGTTAATGTCAACCCAA